TATAGTGAGTTGAATACAAGAGTTTTTAAAGTTTACCCTGATTTGGGTACTTCAAAAAAAGCCGAAGAAAATGATGAAAGACCCGCTGTGCAAAGAGTCGCATCAGCTTCCGTAGGAAGTAGGCAAAAAACACAAGGCAAGAATAACGGCGTGACTTTTTCTAAGTCTGAGTTAGACCGCCTACGAGGGCTAAAACCTTACAACATGTCTGAAGAAGATTGGTTGAAAAGAGTAGCCAAAGAGAAACAAAAAATTTCACAAAGAGAGGCAAGATAATGGCAGATAAAGATATAGATACAGCTAGACACACTCGTGATTCCGAGACGCACGATAAAGAAGCTCGCAGAACACCATGGAGACCAGTTAAGAAGCTGGAGACACCCGAACCACCTGAAGGTTATGTTTACCGATGGATTAGGGAGTCTTTCTTAGGTCAAGAAGATGCAAATAACGTAAGTTATAGACTTCGAGAAGGTTGGGAGCTTGTACAAGGTTCTGAACTTCCCGATGGTTGGCAACTTCCTACTATAGAAAAAGGCAGATTGGCTGGTGTTGTACATAACGAGGGACTTATTTTAGCAAAAATGCCCATAGAGACTGTTCAAGAGCGTAGAGAGTATTATGAGGAATCAACTCGTAAGGCTAACGAAGCGTTAGACAACACAATGTTTAACGACAGCGCAAAAGACAATCGATATGTTAAGTATGATTCTAAAAGGGAAACTCAGGTTACTTTTGGAAAAAAGTAATTTAACTTAACAGGAAAATAAAAATGGCTAATAAAGATTCAGCATTTGGCTTAAAACCTGTTCGTATGATGAGTGGAGCACCTTACTCTGGAGGACAATCCAGATATAGAATAGCTAGTGGAGCAACTACACCTATATACCAAGGCGACTTAGTTACACAACTAACAGCTGGCGTATTAGGCAGACATGCTGCTACTGGAACTGTTCCTATCGTGGGTGTGTTTAACGGCGTAAGCTATACAAACTCTGAAGGCGAACAAGTTTTTAAAAACTATTATCCGGGCAGTATTACTGCTTCTGATATTATCGCAAATGTAATAGATGATCCTAACGTGGTTTTTGAAGTACAAGCAGACGACACTTTTCCAGTCGCCGATCTGTTTGGAAACTTTGACATCGTTGATGGTTCACCTGTTGGCGATACAAGCTCTGGACAATCTAATACTGAGCTAGATGTAACTACTGGTGCTACAACCGCTACGTTACCGCTCAAAGCGTTAGATATATCACAGGACCCTAATAACTCGGACGTAGCAACCGCCAACACCAATGTCATGTGTGTGATACAAAATCATATCATGGGACAAAAAGGTGCTGGACTAGCATAAGGTAGGTAAAACATGGCAATTTCAAGAGCACAATTAGCTGCCGAATTAGAACCGGGATTAAACAGTTTATTTGGAATGGAGTACGATCAGTACGACCAAGAATATACTGAAATCTTCTCAATCGAAGACTCATCAAAAGCCTTTGAAGAAGAAGTATTAATCGTTGGATTTGGTTCTGCACCAACTAAGTCTGAAGGTCAAGGTGTTGTTTTTGACAACGCTACTGAAAGTTACACTGCAAGATACACGCATGACACGATTGCGTTGGCTTTTGCACTAACTGAAGAAGCAGTTGAAGATAACCTTTATGACTCTTTAGGAAAGAGATATACAAAAGCACTAGCACGTTCTATGGCTAACACCAAAGAAGTGAAAGGAGCTAATGTACTTAATAACGCTTTCTCTACCAGTTTCACTGGTGGCGATGGAAAACCTTTAATCGCAACAGATCACCCACTTTCTGGTGGTGGTTCAGCTGCGAATAGAGCTACTTCTATGGCTGACCTTAATGAAACTTCATTAGAGGATGCGCTTATTGACATATCTACATTTACAGACGATAGAGGTCTGACAATATCCGTTAACGCATCGAAACTTGTGGTTCCACCACAACTTACTTTCGTTGCTGACAGAATATTGAACAGCACTCAGCGTTCAGGAACGGCAGATAACGACATTAACGCTATCAAAAACACAGGGGTGTTACCCGGTGGCTATACTGTCAATCATTATCTGACTGACCCAGACGCTTTCTTCTTACTGACATCTGTTACAGATCAAGGTGAGGGACTGAAAATGTTTCAAAGAACAGGTATGGAAACAAACATGGAACCTGATTTCTCTACTGGTAACATACGTTACAAGGCAAGAGAAAGATACAGCTTCGGTTTTTCAAACTGGAGAGGTGTTTACGGTTCTCAGGGAGCTTAATGAACGAATAGAAATACCGTTTATAACTCAAGTATTTCAAAGAAAGGGCAACTTCGGTTGCCTTTTTTTTTGGTCTAAATTTATTGAAATAATATGTATAAAAAGTTGTACATTTTTATAAATATATGTATAATAGACATGTGGAGATAATAAATAAAGGAGAAAAAGTGAAAAATCTTACTGATAACCAAAAAAAAGCGATGGATATTTTTTATACAGAATTCATCGAAACTTCGGACTTTACAGGCGAGGACCCTGAAAATCCAGTGGAGTATGTTTTCATCAATGAACTTATAGATGCCTTGGTTGATAAAGGCTGGACTGTCAAAGCTGCCGAAGGAACTGTTGGTTCTTTGTGTGAAACTAAGTTCATGGAACTTGCAATAGAAAAAGGTCCATTTGGACACAAAGAAGATTTGTGGGCAGTATATGGTGAGGAGGTAGCGTAATGTTTGATGTAATTAGTTATGACGCAAATGGCAACGAAGATAAAGCCATGGCAAAAAAACTTAAAGACGGATTTGCAAAAGTGTACGACAACATGTGCAAAGAATGTCTGGGCACTGGCAAAAGAAAAATTACTTTCGAGGATTGCTTTGGCAATCCAGTGCCAGAGAAAACTGTTTATTTAAAATGCAACTGTAAGGAGGTGGCGTAATGATAACTGGCTTGGGCAAAAGATATTACTACATAGGTTCTGGTTATGAGAACAAAATGTATACCCTTAGAGATTACGTTTTCTATACTAATGGCGAAACTTCTAGTGAAAGCGATAGGCACATGTTAAACCTTTCTACTGATTATGAAGAGGCTTACAAAAAAGCCAAAATCTATGCCGAAAGGGATGATGTAACATTGCGTGCTTCTAAGGTTGATAATTTTGCACCTCTTGATCCAATCATTAGAAAAGGTAAAAGAAGCGCTGAGGAAATAGAAAAGGCTAAAATTGACTTGCAAATAGCAACTGATGATTTTTTGCAAGCCAACCCGATCTTAGCACAGAACTTTGAAACTTATGGTGATGCAGATATTGAGGTGAAAAGAGAAATAGGTTTTGCTTTCTATGACATTAAAGACAAGCTTTATAAGTATGGCAATCTGTCTGAAGCACAAGTAGATTTTTGTCTTAAAATGGTAGACAGCTATATTACCAGAAAAGAAAATGCAAAAGTATGGGCAGAAGAAAAAGCTGATGCAGAGCCAGTACCTGTGACTGAAGAAAGAATACAATTTACTGGAGAGGTTATAAAAACTGCATGGAAAGATTACACTTTGCCTAACGGTATGCCAACGAGCTCACAAAAATGCACTGTTAAAGATGACAGAGGTTTTGTGGTTTGGGGTGGTGATGTAGGTGAAAAGGGTGACAGGGTTACTTTCATGGCTACAGTAACCGTTTCAGACAATGACCCTAAATTTGGTTTTTACAAAAGACCAACTAAAAAGGAAATACTTTAAAGTTTGCTAATTACAAGTCCTAGTAGTATGATTTTACTACTAGGATTTTTTAATTTTTGAACCTATTGACTGACCTAGCAGACAAGCCAAGACAATAGGGGAATTTCCAAAGGAGGAAATTATGGCAAATTCGACATTTAATGGACCAGTCAGGTCCGAAGGTGGTTTTGAACAAATCACCGTAACTGCAAAGACTGGTGCAGTAACCACCAATCTCGATATTGATAGCAGTGGTAATATAACTACAACAGGTTATGTTTCTGCTTATGAAAATATAGAGAGTATTACAAGTGCTACACACAGCGTTGAATCAACTGATTCAGGTAAAGTTTATACTTTAAACAGAGCAGCTGGAATAGTAGTAACACTACCTACAGCAGCAGCTGGTCTTAACTATACATTTATAGTGGGCACAACCTTCACAGGTGCGGGACAAATTAATACAGACAATTCCAGTGATCTATTCTCTGGTTTTGCTCATATATTTGACCCAGCAACTGCAACAGATATGAATACATTTATTCCTGATGCCAGTAATGACGATACTATTGATTTAGGAAGTGCAGCTCAGGGTTGGCTTGTAGGCGGAATTATCCGCTTGAAAGCAACAACAGCAGCAGTTTGGCATTGTGAAGCATATCTTCATGGTGACGGTACACTAGCTACTCCATTTGAGTAAGGAGAATAAACGATGGCTGATGTAGTTACTTCGCAAACAATTCAAGATGGCGAAAGAGTAGCTGTTATGAGGTTTACCAATGTCAGTGATGGCTCTGGTGAATCTGCTGTAAAAAAAGTCGATGTTTCGGCTTTAAACAGCAACTCAGCTGGTGTTGCATGTAGTTCAGTTGATATACAGAGAGTTTGGTGGGCAACCGTTGGAATGAGTCTCAAAATAGATTTTGATGCTTCAACCAATGTTTTGGCTATTAACCTCCCAGCAGATTCAACTGGTGACGAATACTACGATGATTTTGGAGCAATCCCTAATAACGCTGCTTCTGGCGGTTTTACAGGTGATTTAGACTTCACAACACTAGGTCATAGTAGTGGCGACACCTATATGGTAGTGCTAAAATTAATCAAGAAATATGGTTAATACTTTATAATTGAGTAGCCCGCTGTTAGAAGCAGTCGCCCGCTAATAGTGGTGGGCTACTTAAATTTTAGGAGAAAAATTGGCAACATCAAATAGTAAAAACTTTGAACCTGACGTTGGCGAATTTGTAGAAGAGGCTTTTGAGCGTTGTGGTTTAGAGCTTCGTACAGGCTACGATCTTAAAACCTCACAAAGAAGTCTTAACCTTTTGTTGGCAGAATGGTCTAACAGAGGTCTAAATCAATGGACTATTACACAAAAAACCGTAGCTATGGTTGATGGTACTAGGGCTTACAACATTGATTCTACGAACTCTACGGCACCAATCGATGTTTTAGACTGTTTTATAAGAGAAACGGTTAATAGCGAAGACTCTGATATGTCGGTTGCTAGAATAAGCCGAGCTCAATACGCAGCTATACCAAATAAAGGCGATAAAGGTAAGCCTAATCAATTTTTTGTAGACAAACAATTAACACCGACCGTTACGGTTTATCCGACCCCAGATAAATCAAGCACTTACACACTCTATATGAATGTATTAACAAGGATGGATGATGCCGATGTAGGTGCTAACACAATGGATATGCCGTATCGGTTCTATCCGTGCCTAGCAGCTGGTTTGGCATATTACATTTCATTAAAAAAGGCTCCAGAAAGAACGGCTATGCTCAAACAACTTTATGAAGAGGAGTTTCAAAGAGCAATGACACAAGACGAAGAGAGGGCATCCTTTCATATTAGCCCTGATCTTAGGAGTTACGACATAGCTTAATGTCTACTTACGCAAGCAACAAGAACGCATACGGCATCTGTGACGTAACTGGCTTTCGTTACAAGCTAAAAGATATGAAAAGGACTTGGGATGGCTTTGTTGTAGGTCCAGACCAGTTTGATCCTAAGCATCCACAATTAGACCCCAGAATACCTCCAGTTGACGGTCAGGCTATCAAAGATGCTAGACCAGACACGAGTGATGATAATAACTTTTTTACGGTTTACACAAACGTAGGTTTGGGTAAATTAGGCAAACAGCTAACCACCTACGAGATTGCCTGTGGTGTTGGTTCTGTTACTATAACAACGACATGAGTTTTACATACAGTACATTAAAAACAGCTATAGGCGATTATTTGGAGTCAAGTGAGTCTACGTTCACAACAAGTCTGCCTACTTTTATAACTGAGTCAGAAGATCGAATTTTAAGCCTTGTAGAGCTTCCAGACCAAAGAAAGAACGTAACTGGTGCTACCTCTAGTAATAACAGGTTTTTAGGCTGTCCTAGCGACTTTTTAGCCCCTATGAGCCTCGCTATAGTGTCCAGTGATACTTATACCTATTTAGACTTAAAACACGCTTCATTTTTAAAAGCATATAGCCCCACAACAACGGTGACGGGTCAACCTAAATACTATTCAATTTACAGCCAAGAATCTTTTGCGCTTGCCCCTGTACCCGATGCAGCTTATACAGTAGAATTACATTACTTATATAAACCAGCTTCGATTACGAGTGGTAGTGACAGTGGAACAACGGTACTTGCAACAGATTATCCTGATGCCTTGCTATATGGTAGCTTGGTCGAGGGTGCAATTTTTCTTAAAGAACCATCCGATGTTATTGCCAGTTTTGAAGCAAGATTCAAAGAGGCAATAATGAGGATAAAAAACACTTCAGAAGGAAGAGCGACAAGAGACGAATACAGATACGATAGCACTAGACAAAGAGTATCGTAATGAAACCCATCAAATCGCTCGAAGGCAAGCGAGTTGCCTTATTAGGTCTAGGCATATCACAAATCGATTTTGTCATAGGCATGGAAAATGGGAAGCAATGGGATGAAGTCTGGGGCATAAACTCAGCAGCTGGCGTTTTTAATTGCGACCGTTTATTTATGATGGACCCAGC